TTGCCAGTATGTTGTTTTACTACGTTTGGTTATCTTGTTATCGGGATTCATAAACAAGAAAATTATGGTGACTTCAGGATTACATTCTTTAAACCAAACCATCTTTTGTCTAGTAGCTAAGTCAAGCTTACCCTTTGCTTCTATATATACATTCTTTGCCATACGAAAGTCAGGATTATATTTCCGTGACTTGATGGGTTGTATGTATTCTATTACATCAGGTTCATACTTAACACTTGGGAAATGTTTTTTGAGTACTGCCCAAGCTTTAACTTCTAGTTTACTTTTAAATGTAGGCATTAAATCTGTCTTTCCATACATCCTCCTCATGTTGCATTATCCATAGCACTGATGCATTCATAATGAACTCATCATCATTGCCATAGGCATCACGGACAGTATTAAACATATCCTGTTCCGTGATACATTCAGCAAGTAAAGTCTTGGCTCTTTTATCCCCAATCTTTTCTATACCTTTGATGTTGTCAGCAGTATCACCTTTAAGACATTGCTCAAAGAATAATCTCATACCACCTATCTTATCTTGTGTAAAGAACTTATCAGGCTTAGTCCAACCTTTACCTTTAATCTCCCATGAGAAGTGTTTACCTGGGACCATTAGTAAGTCTTTATCTAATGACACTATCATTGTATCTTCAGTCTGATTAATGCCTAGGGCATCATCAGCCTCTAATGTATCAGGTGCAAGCTCAGCATTCATTTTCTCTAGAGCATATTCTCGTAGAGCTGATAGATGTACTGGCTTAGGCGCAGTGCGATTAGCTTTGTACTCAGGATAGATAGTCTTACGAAAGTTAGACTTACCTGATAAGAATGCACGGTAGCTATCAGCACCTGTCTTAGTAAGCAACTCATCAAGCAATGCTTCTGCTCGATGGATTGCTATGTTAAGACTATCATTCTCAGCAGATGCTGCACATCTAAACACTACTAAATCATGGTCGATTAATGCTTGCATTTAGAATGGGATGTCTGATTCAAGGTCAGCAATATTATTTGCTTCTTCTTGTTGACCTAAGACAAATCCTTCATAAAGTTTTGCTAAACTAATTACATCATTAGCAGTTGCCTTGCTCCCTTCTATAGCTAGGGTTGCTACGGCATTACTCAATGATGACTGACGGACTATCATTACTTGCCTAGCGGCACGCTCATCCTTGGTCTCATAGTTACTACCTGATACCCTGGTTGCTGCCTTAGCTTGAGTAGGTGCTGCTGCTGAACTATCATCACCACGGTTGTCTGTAGTGGTGTCAGCTGTTCCTACTGCTGTCCATTGCCAATATCCATTCTGGTCTTTCTCTGTTGATACATGTATTACATCACCTTTTGCCCAGTCTTGAGCTGCTTTGAATACTGCAGGGTTAGCGAAAGACATTAGTTTTTTAGACTGTGCCTGACCCTGGTCATTCTTGTACATGATTTCAATTGATTGGTATTGTCTACCATTCTTTGCTTGATGTGTGTTCAAGCTTGATACATCTACGACATTTACTTGCATATAATCTCCTTATATATCAGTTAAGTTACCCCATGTATTTCCTACTTGTATATCAACCCTCATGGGTAGGTTGAATTCTTTACCAAACAAATGTTTAAAGTTTGCTGGTACATTTTCAAATGATTCTTTAACTATTTGTACTATACTATTAGTATAACATACCTTCGGGTCGAAGTCAAGCATGATTGAATCGTGTACTGTATTGATAAGTTTAACACCATCCATCTTTGCTATCTTGTTATACAAACTAATACGAGCTATTGTCATAAGGTCAGCACCGAGTCCTTGCACTGGGTAGTTAAGGATTCGTGTGCGTGGATACTTTATGTTACCCATACTGTTTGTTTCAGGTAAGTACTTGTATGTTCTACCTGTAGGCATGATGAGTTGATTAGTTTTCTTTACATCAAACATAAGTTTATCATGCCAATCTTTAAGACCAGTATACTTACGATAGAATTGGTCAATGACATTTTGCCAAAATAATTCATTACCTATATCTTTAAAGTTAGGGTCATTAGCATAACTGAATGCACTACCACCATAGATTAATCTGAAGACGAATGTCTTTGCTATCAATCTAGATGGTAGACCAAACCTATTTTGGTTATCTGTATGCTGGTCAATCTCATCATGTATTTCTTGATGTGCTGTCTTATCTTGTGATAAGAAGGATGCACATACCCACTCAAGAGCTTTTGCATCTGCGTTAAGTATCATATTATAATCCTGTAGTTTCTACTAGTCTGTGGTTATATTGTAAAATAATACTCTTTCTTAACTCAGACCTAGCTTCATCAGTAAGTAATGACAGTACTGCATTAGGTCCAAGAGATAGTATCATGTTACTAAACTCATGTGCTGTATGGTGTTGATGTGCTTCTTCTTGTGCTTTCTGTTGCTCAGCTGAATCTATTTCATACTCTTGTGCTGATAAGTAATCATCTCTGCTCATGTTATTCTCCTAAATTGTACGTAGAAAAGTTACATTGTTCATTAAATTGATTAAGTGCTTTTTTTCTACTAGATATAATATTGTATCCTTTAGTTTTTAACTGGTGTATTACAGCTGCAAGTCTGTATACTCCACAATGTTTCCAAGAACTTAATGGATTTATTTCATCGTTTTGCTGCAAGTAAGTTAATACACGTTCTTCTTGTTTAGTTAATGCTGTCATATTATTCTCCGTATCGTGATAAGAAGAGAGTCTTAATCTCTCCATCAAAGTTTTGTAGGTTGGGACTACTACTGCTTAGCCTACCTGTTTTAGTCCTGCATTGATTCAACTGACCATGTATCTTACTATCTTTCCAGTTCATTGAATCAATTAGTTCAGGCACACCATGATAGTATGTAGTCATACGTTTTTGCATGGTAGCTCGTGCCAATATCGCTGCTAGTATTTGTTTACCAGCATTTGTTTTAGGTTTTAGTTTACGTAATGTTTCTTCATTAGTACTAAAGAATCCTTCTTTCTTTAGTTCACTCTTAGGCAAAGGAGTTATTTGTCTTTGGAATTCTTTATCTCTTTCATCCCACTTATACTTAACTTCGCCTGCATGTATGCCAGTCTTATAATGTCCGATGGGGCGTTGAAAACGCTCTTTAATAATCCCACCATAAAGAAAAGCAGAAAGATGCTCCCCAGAATTGGGATTAAAACTATCGTAAGCATGATAGTCATACAACTTCTTATTAAGTTTGCTGATTTGTTCATGTAATTCATCTCCTAATACTTTAGATTTATCATAGTCGTATATCATACCATTGAATTCCATTTCTTGTAAGACAAGTACGTCTTGATTTTGTAAAGATATCAATCGCTTCATATGAGGAAGGTCATTGATTCTTTCCATTTGTTTCTTCATTACTTTCTCTGTAAGTTCTACATCTTGTTTAAGGTACTCAGCAAGTATTTCTTGTGGTACTTTGTCTGTATCAATACCATTCTTCCAGTAGTTTTCTTTAACTTCATCAAGCTTACTACCTAACTCATAGTACTCTGCTGTACCATTGAGTGATGGGTAAGCTAACTCTTGATTAGATAATACATACTCTACTATTTGACAATCCCATATACGTTTGCCAGTAAAGTTAATACCATACCTACGTAGCCAGTGTAAGTCAAACTTAATGTTAAACCCTACAAGCACATCGCACTTATCCACGGCTAATTGGATTCGTTCTAGTGATTCCTTATAGGGGTCAACGGAGTATTCTATATCATAAGCTACATACTCTGCAGGTGTAAGTAACCCAACCATGCATAGCTTATTGTTCTTATCAAATGGATTACCTTTGTTACTTATAGTTGTTTCTACATCTAATACTAAGTAGCTCATAGTTCTTCATACCTCGCTATGTTAGGTTTAATCATGACTTGTTGATTGCCATGACGTAGGTCAGGTAATGTATCTTCATCACCTAACAATTTATTTTTACTGATGTTTAAGTATCTCATGTTACTAGTGTTGTCTTGTTCTTTACCTATACCTAGTATCCAGTCAGCCTCACCTTGCTTCGCAGTCTTGCTGCTGTCTACATCATCCATAGTTAACCATACCTTACCTTCACCTGTACCACCAGCTTGTGATACTGCAATGACTGGTGCATATAGCTTAGCCATTTCTCTAGCCCATTGGTATAACTTCTTAAGTTCAAGGTCATACCTATCACTTTTAAAACCCCGTACTTTATCTATTTGGTCAAAGATTATTAAGGCTGGATTAGTATTCTTAATGATAGATTCAATACGACTAGTACTACTACTATCTTCATAGTCATATATCTT